CCACTACGGTGGATAACTCCTTGGGTGCTAGCGCCCCTGATTGTGGCCTAAACAATCAAAACTTACATAGAACTAGTTCGTCTGACCATAACTGACTACCTCCTTACATTTAAGACTAATGACTTTTTCAGCATTTCTGGGCAACAACGTAGCCGACGGCTCACGTACTCCCTCACAAAACTATGATACTCGCTACGCAACAGGTCTAAAGCTGTTCACCGGCGAAGTGTTCAACGCTTTCAATGACGCTACAATCTTCAAAGGACTCATCCGCAACTACAGCCTTCGTGGTGGTAAGAGCAAGCAGTTCTTGCTGACTGGCAAGCTTGGAAGTGGCTACCACACTCCTGGTACCGCCATCGCTCCCGCAGCTGGCCTGAAGTCCAACGAGAAGACGATCATCATGGATGACCTGTTGGTCTCCAGTCAGTTCGTCTATGACTTGGACGAGCTCCTCAGCCAGTGGTCCAGCCGCAGCGAGACCTCCAAGCAGATCGGTGAAGCTCTAGCCCTCCACTACGATGACCGTCTTGCACGTGTCCTCGCTAAGGCTGCTACTGAGTCCTCTGTTGTAACTGGCGAGCCTGGTGGCTTCCAAGTGAACATCGGATCTGGTAACACTAACGACGCTCAAGCTATTGTTGATGGTTTCTTCGAAGCCGCTGCTGTCCTCGATGAGCGTTCAGCTCCTCAGGGTGGACGTGTTGCTGTTCTCAGCCCACGCCAGTACTACAGCTTGATCTCCTCTGTCGATACCAACATCCTGAACCGTGAGATCGGTAATAGCCAGGGTGACATGAACAGCGGCAAGGGTCTCTACTCTATCGCTGGTATCCGTATCTACAAGTCTAACGTCCTCGCCAACCAGTATGGCAAAGACGCTACAGCTAACGCTGAAGTGTCCGGTGAGAACAACGACTACGTAGTTGATAACTCTGCACTCGCTGGCTTGGTCTTCCACCGTGAAGCCGCTGGTTGTGTTGAGTCAATTGCTCCTTCCATCGAAACAACTTCTGGTGACTTCCATGTCCAGTACCAGGGTGACCTGATTGTCGGCAAGCTCGCTATGGGCGCTGACACTCTTCGTGTCTCTGTGGCTGGTTCCTTGCAAGCTGCTTGATTTTAAATCCTTAGGGCTTCGGCCCTTTGGGTTCCCCATTCCCTAAGTAAATTAATGGCAAAACTAACAAAGCTGGCAGCAGTTAACATCGTGCTGTCTAACATCGGTCAAGCTCCTGTTACCAGATTAGATAATGATAATCCTATGGTAACAATGGCAGACAATACAATTGAAGAAGTATCTAACTCTGTACAGTCTGAGGGGTGGGTATTCAATACTGAATATGATTATCCATTTACTCCTGACTCCAGCACTAAGAAGATCTCTATTCCAGACAACGTACTTCAACTGGATAGTGAGTTCCTCAGTCCTCTTGATGTGATCATCCGTGGTGGCTTCTTGTATGACAAGAGAGCACATACCTACGAATTTGATAAGCAGCTGGACATTGATGTTATTTGGCTCTTTCCCTTTGAGGATATGCCTGAAGCATTCCGACAGTATGTAACTACAAGAGCTGCTAACTTGTTTGCTGGAAGGTCCGTAGGATCGGCTGAGGCAGTCAAGTTTGGTGAGCGTGAGGAAGCACAAGCCAGAGCAGCTGCCATGCAGTACGAGACCACACAGGGTGACTACAACATGCTTGGCACAATAGATAATAGAAACACAGTAACTTACAGACCATCATTCTCTAGTATCAGGTATTGATCTATGGCAGCAGTTTCACAAAAGGTACCCAACCTACTAGGTGGTGTCAGTCAACAACCAGACCCTCTGAAGCTGCCAGGCCAGGTACGGAAGGCTGATAATGTTTACCTTGACCCTACCTTTGGATGTAGGAAACGTCCATCTACAGAGCATGTTGCTAGACTGGCTAGTGACGTTCCAGCAGACGCAAAGTGGTTTCCTATATTTAGGGATCAAAATGAGCGGTATGCTGTTGCTATCTATAACAGTGACAACCCTGTTTGTAGGGTGTGGGATCTGAATACAGGTGAGGAAAGGACAGTCACCATAGGTGCTGACTCTCTTGACTACCTACGAGGATTTACAAGCACGGACCTAGGTCACCTGACGATCTCTGACTACACCCTGATAACCAACAAGAATCGTTTGGTAACTATGAGTGGTGTGAGGAGTGAGGTGGAAGTTCAGGAAGCCTTCGTAATCATCAATCAGGTTTCCTATAACACTGCTTACTCTATTGATTTATTAGAAGCAGATACAGAGCTATCACAAGTTAAGGTCTACACAGCCACAGGGTTAGAAGTATCACCAGGGTCTTATACAGACTATAACGACGGTGGTGGATGTAATAACCAATCTATTACTCCCTTCGATATTGATGATGGTGATAAGACTGGCCTACGTGGTGAGATCACTAACCAGTGTGTTGCTATTAGAAAGCCGGGGCAAGATGAAGTTGAATACATATCATCCTACACAGTCTCTGTGCAGATGACTAATGGTGGTATTGGCTTTAGAACTGGTGACTCATATTATGTACAGGGAGCTGGAGTAGGCTTTACCATTAGAGTCACAGGTGAGAACTTTACCTATGCAACAGAATCAGCTGGTACTGTTAATTATGTATCTGCTGAAAATACAGATGCAGGTACTCTCAGCGTTACTGACATTGCAGCAGGACTGACAGCCGGTATCATCGGCATTGATGGCTACACAGCAGAGACTGTGGGTAACGTCATCCGCATCAGCACAGCCCTGCCTGAAGACGG